GTTTTTTGCTCAGTTAACAAGCTTTGCGTTTTTGCCTAAAAAATAGGCAATCTAAGCTCAGTATTTGGGCAGGAGGTGCCTAAAAAATAGGCAATTGTTTCACGTGAAACATTCATATCGTTTTTCTTGTAATTATTTGAGAGAAACATGGCCCTTGCTCCCGCTAGGCAAGCCCGTGGCGGCGGCGCGAAAATCGCGGATTTTTGGCGGTTTTCTGCGGTTTTTGACCCGATATGACGGGGAACCTAGAGATTTTTCACGGGCAACGGCGGGCTGGACGGCGTCCAGATATCGCGGCCAACGGCCAATAGGCCATTGCTGGCGCATATAAGCGCATACAGCGGGGTCTGGCGTTTTTAGGTAGGTTGATACCACCAGACCGGCCAACGGCGTTTTTAGCGTCCAGCATGGGCTAGCGACGCCCGCGCCAAATACCAGCCCGCAGCGGCCGCGATTTGCCCGCCGGTTCACGGTTCACGGTTCACGGTTCACCAGCCGGTAGGTTTGGGGAATGGATCGCGGGGCACGGCGCGGCTTCATTAACTCTTTTAATGGCGCAATGCTGGCCAGTAGGCGGGCATTAAAAAACCCCGTCGGTACATTTACCGGCGGGGCGGTTATTAGCTTGTGCGAGGCTTATTCGGCTATTCAATATCCATTGTTAGGGTTGCACCGGCCAAAACTTCTTTTATGGCGGCTTTCAAATCGTCGGATCGGCTTTCATCGTCAAGCCCCTCTGGCAAACGTTCGTCGATCATATCCCCGATTTCACACTCATAATTTGAAATATCAAAATCGTTCAAGGCATCTTCTACAATGTCACCGACGCGGCTTTCAATTAGGGCTTCCACTTTGTCACCGATGACGCCTAGAAGAGCATCACCTAATTGGTCAAGTTGTTCGGCTTTCAATTGATCGCGGCGGCGCATATGTTCAAGCTGTCTTTCAAGCTCAACAATTTGCTGGTCACGAGGATCGAGGGTTTCGGCTGGTATAAAATTTTGATTTTCCATTTTACTATTCCCGTAGTTTAAACAGAGGCGGCCACCGCGGCCACCCGATAACCCGTTATCTCATAAAATCCTATATAATGTCAAATCCCATAAAAAACCCCGCCGATAAGGGCGGGGCTGGTTTGTTTTTGTATTGGCCGGTTAGGTTATGCGGCAAGGGCGGCAACCCGTTGCCAATCGGCGGGCTTCATATTGAGCAATTGCCCGCCCCGTTGTTGCCATAGGTCAACGTCATCGGTGTCGGCTTTATGGCTAACGGCTGTCACCGCGTTAATGAGGGTTGCCCGTGACAATGGGCGGCCTTGTTCATAACCGGCTTGGCCGATAGTGTCTAAAAGCCCGTCCAATACGCTGGACGTTTCTTTTTTGGTTAATTGCATAACTTTACCAAGCCCGCCGACAACGGCGGTTTTGTCGATTGCGAAACCGTCGATCACGTCGGCGGCGGCGGCTTTCATTTGCTCAATGACCTGATCGAATGCATCGCGGCTTGAATACACGCCTACCAAGTCGCGAATTTTCAATTCCAATGCGCGGTTGTCGGCGGCCTTAGCCTGATCAGATAACAAGCCCCAGTCGTCGGTGTCACGCGCCGACGTGATATGGGACGAACGGGTTTTATTTTGGGTTTGCATTCCATTAAGACAAGCCAATGTCCAAGCGATTTGATAGACGCTGACTGATCCCGCGCCAACTTCAGAATTTTGCAAGCCAATACCGTTCGCCATTAGATCATTAAGCGCGGCACCGGTGCCAGTCTGGACAAGAGATTTTAAACGCAAATATAACCGCTTGTCGGTCACGTCGGCATTTACCACCTGAAACGCGGCGGGGTTGTCCATCAATTGAGGTAATGCGGCTTCGAGCAAATTAACATTGTCGAACGTCTTAAACTTGTCTGAAACAAAAGCCCGTACCATGCCATTAGGGTTTTCGGCATTATTCCATTGCGAGCGGGGCGGCTGGTTTACACCGACACCGCCGAACGTAAACGGCGCGGCTGTTTCGGCATGGCGTGTCCTAATCATTCGTACATCGTCGCTGTCGCGCCAGATTGCATTTAAAAGCCCGTCGAATTCAGCGGGATATGTGGCTTGAAGCCGTCGCGCCGTGCGGGTTTCAATATCGGCATGGCTGGCAATTTGCCCAAATGATACATCGTTAATGTCGAAAAACTGGGTTGGAACCCCGCCGGATTGTTCGACAATTATTTGAGGCTTGCCGGTTTCGGTTGTCGTTTTTTGTAAATCTTTTAAAGGTGCCAGATAATCAGCATTCCGGCTGGCCTGATCCTGTACCTTTATCAAGAGATTTGCGAGCGAATTTTTGTTATTTTCAATAGTGTGTTTTTCATGGCGGTGCGGCACTTGCGACGCGCCCCTTATACCGTTTTGAGGCTTGCCGTCGATTTGCATAAGATTATTTGGATTTTGAATAGTATGTGTCATGGTTTTACATCCCGTAAAAGTTAAAAACCGGCGGGCAATATTGCGCCGCCGGAATTGTTGTCTCATAAAAGCCCATATAATGCAAGTGAATTTTCTAAAAATTCTATCCCGCCCCAATATCGCCCGCGACGTGATGCCGGATAATTGCCCGCGGTGATAGCGTCCGGACAAAAGCCCGCAATCTTTCCCCGTCGGTTTGTTTTTGCTCTTGTCCCGCGGTTGCCCGCCAGTGAATAGCGACGTTGCCACCGGCGGCATAGCATCCCCCGCGCTTGCCGTTTTCTATTTTCTTTTTGCTGGCACCGTGACCAGTAAAGCCAATAATATAATCACGATCTAGACGGGCGCATAATGGCTTGCCGTTCCCGCAATTAATACATCCGACGTTGTCCAAATATTCTGCGGGGCAACGAACAACCCGCACCGGTTCCGATATACGTCCCGCAGGCCAAACATCGGCGGGTTTTATCGTCGCGTTTTTGCCATTTTTCCAAAAAGATTTTTTTACGACTGTAACAACCGGCGCGAATTTATCGGCGCATATTTCGGCGGCTTCAAAAAGTGAGTCGGCAGAATAGTTTATCGTCGTCTTATTAGGTGCCAGTTTATGCGCCCAAAATAGCGGGTGAAAATGGGAATAGGTAAAGCTTTCCCCGTGGCGCGGCTTGGCATCAAGAACGGCGTCCAGATATACAAAATCAATTTGATCAGATTTGCACCCGCGCCCGCTGTCGTTCAACCTGCAATCAGCGGGGCAAGTTCCAAAGTTGTCCCCGTCGCCCGCCCGATAGGTCACGGCTAAACCGCCCGTTTTATTTGCTGTTGAATTTTTAACAGTTTTAAGCATTTCAAAAGCTCCCGTAATTAAATGCGATTTATCCCATATATAGAACAAACAAAGCCCCGTCAATATATTTTAACGGGGCTTTGAATTTTTTAAAATTTCTATCGGCGTCGGCGTTTCACATATCGCTTTTGGGTGTGCTTTTCCCAGTCTTTACCGTAAAGCAAACGGCCAATAATACTGAATATAAACACTATGCCGCCCCTTTTAATTTTCTTATCGTTGAAACAACGTGATCATAATCTTCTATAACCGCAAAGCCGTTGACGCCTGCGGCGGAATAATCAGTTTCGGCCTCATAATTTTTGCGGGTTTCGGACGTGACTTTAAAAAAGCGGTCACATAAATACAACCGGTCACCGCTTAATAAGGTCAACTCTAGTTCTATTACTCTATCCATATTTTTCATCATCAATTTCCTCCGGCTTATAATAACAATAGAATTGACATTTCGGGCATTGCTCTGGCAATGGCGCAATATGCTCTTCGGTGTGCTTGCAGTTCAAGCATTCCATCAAGGTTTTAATCATCACTGTCCTCTTCAAAAGCCTTGGGGGTTCTGTCCCACTGAGGTTCGTTATCCCCCCACATTTCAGTAAAGACACGATTGTCTTTCAGTTCATCATATGTGGCCTTGGTCACCTCGTAGTGACGACCAGCCCCATAGGCCATATCAAAATTCCAGTACATTCCTTCCCGCAAACCATCAGAATCATGCTCATCCCGCCCATACCAATCCTTGGCAATCACTTCCATCAATTGATCGGCATCCCCAGCGGTTGCGAACAAGAAGCTTTCTTCTGGATCGAACTCACCAAACTGCATTTGCAGTGTCCCAACATAATATTTCATTGGATATCTCCTCGCTGGTTATTTTCCTCGTTGTAACATTGACACTGACCATTTATTCGATCTGAATATTCGCAAATACCTCTATCACACTGCCAATCTATCTGTGGCCTTGTCTCATTCCTCTTGTTAGAATAAACGTCAATGCGTCTGAACACTTCTTCGATCACTGAAATCGTAGCGTCAACGCTGTCATCGTCTGGAACCCAGACTTTGTCGGCATCCTTGCGTAAACTTTCCATATCATCCAACAAACAAGCTTTTAGCTGTTCGTTGGTCATGTCTTCTAAAAATGCTTTAGCCATCGTTCAAAACTCCCGTATTAATTAACGATACCCCCTACATATAGGATTATGTGGGACATATCAAGTTAAAAACGACTTCCCAGTTAAATTTGCCTTTTTGATGGTGTATTGGCTCAACGGATTGAAGCCCATCCATTTTTAGATCGACGGCTGCGCTGGCCGGATACAAAAACAATTCCGGATCGTCCATTGGTTTGTTCTGCTTTTTAATCAGTATCCAAGAAGGGCTATGCTGGTGGCGGGAAAGCCACGCCACTTGCGACGGTTGCAAGGTCACCCCGTTGCTGGTCAAAAACTTTAACTCAACAAAACAGAACGTGCCGCTTTCATCACACAAAAGAACGTCCGGAATACCCGCACCGATTGAATTTTCAATCCGCGTCAGCAACAGTTTCCGGTTCGATCTCTGCGCTGCTTCCTTCATCTGTTTGTAAAAGCCTGCCTCTCGCTTTACCGCGATTGCTGGCATTCGTTGTTTCTTCGGGAGTGATGTTGATCGTGACTGGGGCATAACTTTGTTTAATTTCCTCTAAAGCTTTCATCACGTCTTCTTTGCTCATGCTGTCAATTGAGCCGTGACGGATTTCTGATTTGCTAACGTAGATATCTCCTTGGGCTTGCCCCCGTCTATACTCCGCCTGCACGGCTGCACTATATGCGCCGTTCTGTAAAGCCACGTCGCGAATAGTTTGCAAATCTCTTAAATGCCTTTGATATGTCACCCCATACTTTTCGTCTAACTCGCGCCGATAAGATTGTATGGCGGCGACAACATGGGGGGATATATGCTGGTTAGTTAACTCATATGCCCGCGAATGGGCGGACGTAGCGGCATACCCCGCATTAATCGCTGCCTCCCGCAAAGTTATTTGGCCGTCTTTGCTCACCAGTTCTTTTACAAAAAGTTCTTGTTTGCGTGTCAAAGGCTGTTCGACAGTGGCGGGCGGTCTGCCTCGCGTTTCACGGGGCTTGCCGGTCACTTTACTTGCTGCTTTTCTTGCCATAATGATTTCACCGTTAATTAGGTCACATCCCATAGTTATATCAAGAACCACCTATATAGAACAGAAATTATTTCTATATTTTTTTCAATTTTGACCGCTTATCCGCGAGACCTATTAAAGAGGTAACTTTTTTGTAAATCATCCGTGTTACCTTTCGTGTTACCTCTTTTTTGTTGTCCACTATACGTTACAGAACAGGGTAACACCGGTAACACCGGTAACACCCTGTTTTATGTTTTTTTTTTTTTTTTTAATTTTGAGTGCCCTATAGTGTATACCGTTACCAACAAAAAAAGGGACAACCCGAAGGCTGTCCCCTTGAACCGTGAGCCGCGGTCACCGAATTATTATTTTCGGTGTTTTGCCCGTGTCCTGACACATATAAAGGATGTCCTTTGCAAAAAAGTAACTGTAGGATTGATCGTTTATAAGCAC